CCTTTTGACCAAGGTCTTATCAACCTTGGAACAAAAAGGCATATTTATTTTCATAAATATGCGGATTCTTCCGTCAGGTGCCCTAAGATGGGATTAACACCGAAGTTTTAGAGGTAAGCTAATAACCTCTCTGCATGTCCTCTACTATTGATACAGTAGTGCAGCAGTAACTCTTTTAAAACTTTTACATGAAAAATTACAAATTACACTATCAACTAATAGTTAAATTAGTTAAAGGTATATTTGGAATTAATCATGCAAAAATCATCAAACTATTCGTTACTGAGGTCTATAAATTGTGAGATAACAATGGTTTCACATATATGATCAAGTATATGAAGACAGTTCGTCTTCATATTACAAGATATATGTGTGGAAAACCATTGATGTCTAACAGTGAAAATGTCTCACTAGTGGCTGGTTTTCCTAAGCGATTTCTATTCCTTAAGCCATTAATGGATAAGGAAATTAAAATCGTTTTATCTCTTCTTTCTTTCACTCGTGGATTAAAACCCACGAAGGAAGAAAATAAGAAGATAGAATATAGATTAGATCCAATAACTGCTCCTTTTAAGGGAACAAGTGTTGGATCAGTTCCTACGTGATTCATTAAAGAATACGTAAGGAGAAATAATCTATACCTAGAAATACCAACATATTCAGTTGATGATCATTACTTATCGACAAAGGGTGGTCCTTGTGGTAAGTCCACTTGGAACTCCACAAGGTCACACCTTTTCTATAAGCAAGATCTTATACTTAATATCCAGAATATTTTTAGAGAAGGTTTTAAAGAGTTATTCTTTACTCCCTTCCTTAAAAATATGCATCTATCATATAATCAAGATAGATGACCGAATGGAAAATTAGGTATAGTTGAAGATCCAGAGGGAAAGAGAAGGATAATTGCTATGGTTGATTACCATAGCCAATTAGCACTTCGTAAAATCCACAATGGGTTGTTAAAGTTATTAACAACCTTAAAGTGTGATCGTACTTTCACTCAGGATCCTAAACACAACTGAATACTTGACAATAATGAAAGCTTTCATTCATTAGATTTATCGTCAGCAACCGATAGATTCCCAGTAAAACTTCAAGCTCGATTATTAGGTGAAATTTATAGAGATTATAAATTCGCCCAAAATTGACTTGAGTTACTTCTTAACAGGGACTATATAGGTCCAAATGGTGAGGTCTGCAGATATTCTGTAGGTCAACCAATGGGAGCCTATAGTTCCTGAGCTGCATTCACACTTACTCATCACCTGGTAGTCGCATGATCGGCCTATAAAAGTAGGAAGACCATGGACTTTGACCAATATATTATACTTGGAGATGACATTGTTATAAAAGACAATGCCATAGCCAGTATATATAGAGGTCAGATGATGAGAATGGGTGTGGATATATCAATTCCCAAAACACATGTATCAAAAGATACATATGAGTTTGCGAAAAGATGAATCAAAGACAGCAAAGAAATTACTGGATTACCTCTAAAGGGTATATTAAGTAATATAAACAATTTAAAAGTTGTTTATACTATAATCAATGATTATTTACTTAAAGTACCTTCTTGGGTTAATCAATCTTCGTGACAGCTGTTCAGAAGAACCTTTGTTGGTTTTTCAATACGATCTGGTAAGAAACTCAGAAAAGTTTCTTATAGATATATTGATAGCCTTAAGGGATTTGCAACATCTGTGAGATACTCCATGGGTTTAACAACTCCATGAGAGCTTCGAAATTATCTAAATAGTTTTTGAAAACTATCGGATAATTCCGATTTCTCACATAACCCAATAGAGAAATTAATCCCTCAATATATTGAGGGTATTCTCGTAAATGGGTTAGCAGATGAGGCAAAGAACACCATAAAGGAGATTAATAATCAGCTCTATACCTTTGAGAAACTTCCAAAGGAAAAGAGAACTGAATTAGTCTACAGTGGTGTTATCTTCGGTCTAATAAATAGGCTAACCAAACTTGAACGTATGTGTGAAAGATTTGAGGATGAAAATCAGACAATTGTCGATTTCATCAACTTATTTTCCACACCATCAGTAGATTCATTATCACGAAAAGATCGTGATCTTAATCTACGGGTGAGTTTCTTAGATACTCTGTGAAAGAAATCCTTTAAAAAGCATTTCTCAGAACAGAGGTTCCCAGACTCATATTATAGAGATCTGGAATCTAAGACCCTATATGGAAGTTTGGATTCATTAGACATCACACGGTCTGACATCATTGTTAGACCAATATGATCTGATGAGTTAAAGAGATTTAACTCAAGATCTATTGATTCTATCAAGATGTTTATCTCAGACAATGAGTAGTTTAAGATTTTTGTATAATTAAGGATAATTATACCCTTATTCATCCATAGGTGAAAACCTATGGAGAATAGG